CCATTTCCACTGGGAGATATAAATACGCTGTAGATAAATTTATCCTTAGATAATCTCTCTTTCTCCTGTAATAAATCTCTGTTAGACTTGTAACCATCAAAATCTAAACAAATAAATCCACTGTGTTCTTTTAAAGCACTGTCTGCTCTTTTAGAGAATATACCACTAAAGCATATTGCTGGTAACTTTTGCTTTAAGATGTTTCTGTTTTCTTTATCTTTTTCAGCTCTTATCTTCTTTACGATTTCTTTTGATGCACCGTCTTGTATCCTTGTAAGTATCAAGTTTATGTTTCTGTAGAAGGGCTGGGAGGTTTGTTTTATGTCTTTAAATATTGTAATGTCCATTTTATGTCAGTATTATGTTGATTTTTAGTTAGCTAACAAACTGTATTTAAACTACTTATATTCTTTAATGTTGATAATGTTAATAATAATATAAAAAGTATAGATAACTAATAGTTGATTTAAATTTTTTACTATAGAGTTCAGTAGAACCCCTTAAAAGTGACATTCGTCACAGTTTAAAGCAAAGAAAAGGGGCAAAAGCCCCTTTGTCTTAGTGCTTGGTTTAATTAGAAGAGGTTTTCTTCTTTAGCTTCAGCTTTAGCTTCTGGCTTAAATGTATCAATAGCCACATAATGTGTCTTACCATACTGGTCTACCTCTCTTTTTTTCTGAACCAATAACTTAACGTATTTTTTGTCATTGTACTCAAAAATCCACTCTTTTGGAAGGTCAGATAAACATACCGATACAGCCACTTGGTCTCCATCGAACTTTGATTTTCCACTTCCTACATAAATTTTCTCTTTTGAATCACTCATTTTATTTAATTTTAATTGTTTGCTCCATATGGTTTAATGTAGATAACATAATGTCATTTTTATGCTCTACACTGTTACAGGACATTGGAACTTCTATCCACATAACAGTATTTTTAGGGGTTAACTTAAACAGATTATAACACTTGCTTGTGAATATAAGAATGTATGTCTTCAGTTGCTTCATTACTAAAATATTTTTGATAAACTTCAACAGCTTGTTCTACCTTTTCTTGTCCTCCTCTTAAAAAAGAATCAGAGCATTCAAAGATACCTAATCTTGCTGTACGTTTATCTATTACTAAAAAAATTAATGGCTTACCAAAAAGCCTTTGGTATATATATGCTTGACTGTCATAGTTATATGTCTTAGCACTGTACATGAATTTATCTATGTCTCCACTGGTTTTAATATCAACCAGCAAACCTTTGTTATGGTTAATAATATCAGCTTTACCTTTCCAGTCTAAAGACATAATCTTTTGTATCTCTGGAATTTCAAACTCATTACCATCATCATAAATATAATCAAACATCTCCATGTTAGAGGTCATCTTAGTACATAAAAAATCAAGGTGTTCTCTTTCTTTGGTTAACAATAACATCTCGCCCTCGTTCACAGCTTCTTTGTACTTAACAGTGTTTCTTGATGTAACATCAACTTCAATAAAATCGCCTATTTTTTGTGGCTCTAATATTTTAGTGTGAAAATACCTTCCTTCCAACATTGGCTTGGTCATCTCCTGATTAACTCTAAACTGCGTTGGATTCTTTAACAGCTTTCCTATGTCGGAATTCGATAAGAACTGCTTACCGAACTCCCCATAGTATTTAGAGTCATCTTCAAGATGTTTTAAGATCTCTGCTTTATCCATTTTTTATAGCTTTAGCAAGTTCCTTTTTAACAACAGCTTTCATATTGTATTTTGTGGATAAATTTGATGCTATTTTTTCTAAACCTAAATCCTTATTAGAAGAAACGTATTTAAGAACCTTTACCCAATTTGTATCTCCAATATCTAAAGTGATAAGAGTTTTAACTTTCTCTGCTTTAGGAGGTGTTGCAGTCACATTTGTAGTCTCTACTAAGTCCTCTCCAGCATACAAGCTTAATCCTAATCCATGCATTGCAATAGCCTTGGCAGTTGCTCTTTGGATTGCTGTGTTTACATCCATAGATGTAATTTTATCTACAGTAATTGATTTCTGTCTGAAATCTTTTATTGGAAGATAATCAATATGCTCAATGCTGTTTACTATAATACCAACCTTTACATAGCCAGTAACACCATCAGTGAACCAATTTAGTCCAGTCTCAGGAGATTCGTAAACATTTCTTTGTGCATCTGAATGCTCTAATTTTAGGTATGCCCATGCATTAGCCCATGATAGGTAATCGAGATTACCTTTTTTCTCAATTTTGCTTTTTACGTTTATCGCAACCAGCTTTTCAAAATAACTTTTTTCTACGCTCATTTTATTTGATTTTAATTAATGTTTATTTATTTTTGGTAAACTCATGTCTGTACTGAATTTGAAATACTTTACTGAAGGATTTCCATCTGAATAGTAATTCCAAGCCTTAATTGACATTCCAAGAACCCAATAAAAATTCAGTGGCTCTTTGTTTATTTTAGCATTATGTAACTTAGTATTTAAATAACATGTAGCTGTATCTTGTTGTTTAGATAAACCATAAATTTGTTTAATATAGTCGTAAACATCATTGCTTGGCGTTTTTCCACCTATCATATAAGATATCAAACAAAGACTTGAAACTCCTATAGTTTTAAATTTTGACTTGTTATAAATGGATGTAACTTTATTTATTAAAGTCCCTAACCAATCATAATTATGCATACAGTAATCTAAGGTTTGTTGATTCGTGAATGTCTCAGACCTATTGTAACTCCCTAAATTTGCAACCTTAGAGCCTTTTTTAGAATACTTTTCTATTAATCTTATAACAGCAGATAATGTGTGAGTATTTGTAAATCCATTTAAGCTTAACACATCAGCTGCACTTCTGTTTTTTCCAGTGTCATATGTAGCCATAGAATTAGAATTAACACCTCTTACAACTGGTATAAAATACGATTTACCTGACTGAACAATAGCCATTAATCTATGCTGACCATCTGTAAGGGTATTGTTTTGGTCAAAAACAATACTCTCTCCATTTTCTAAAAATAACCCTTCACGCATCTGATTAACTAAGAAAGTTAAATTCCTTACAGATTCTTTTCGGTTTTTTTTGTTAAAATTTAAATAGTTTCTCGCTATTTCAGGAGTAATGTGAACTAATTCTACGGATAAATTAGTTGTTTCTTTAGTTACGTTTTTGTAACTGGTTTCATTGAAAACTTCTACTTGCATTTGATTTGATTTTAATTAATAATTGATTTTAACTTCAACTGAAGCTCTGCGTATTTGTGCAAAGCTCGTTCTCTTTTATTTTTTAAATTCTGAATGTGCTTGTCGTTTTTACGAGTATTCACTTCATTCTTGATTTTGTTTTCTATAAGCTCCAGCTTATGTAGGCAATTTGATATGCCTAATTTTACACAGCCTACTTTCCATCCACCTTCTTGGAAGTAAGAATACTCTATTTTATCACACTCGCTGTAATAAGAGCCTCCTTTAGCAGTGTTCATTATCTCAATGTGATTGGCAAACTTTTGAATCTTTACACCCATCTTGATTACATTAAAACCTACTGGCTGTTCATTCACAACTGGCTCAGGCTGGTTCATTGCTTGGTGTAATATTTCTTTTAATGTGTACATACTACTTGTGTAAGATTTCAGTGATAAGATTTTTGAAGTCTGAGTCTCCATCTATTAACTCTTTAGCTTTCTTATAGCTGTAGATAATATTAGAGTGCGTCACTGCATGACCATTCTCTTCCATGAATCTTTTTATGTAAGAGACTCTAATTGGTCTCTCCATGCACAGATAATAAAGCATCTGCCTTGCATCTACAATATCTCTTCTTCTATTCTTTGCAAACATCTCGTCTAAAGTGATGTGAAACTTTTTAGCTATCGCTGTAGCGTAAACATCAAATATATCTCTCTTCATTTATTTGGTTTTTAACTTGATTAATTCAAACTGCAAATGATCTATTGCTTTTTGAATATCTTCATTAGGACTTTCGTGTTTACTGTATGCTCTAAGTATGTAAGTACATGCAGTTCCTAAATTATAATTTAAATTAAAGTTTGTCACTACCTCGATGGCAGTGTAGTTGTTGTCTCCATCATAGTAAGATGGTGTGTCAACGGAAATAGTTGTCGTATCGTCTGTACTTGTTTCAGTCCAGTGTTTTCTTAGTGCCATTTGTTATAGTTTTGTACCACAAAAACCCCCATGCGTAAACATGGAGGCGATTGCTTGAATCAACTACAATTCAATTTCTTTAGATACCCAAAGGAATTTCTTCCTCTTCTACCTCTGTAAATTCTGTGTACTCAATTTCTTCTTTTACTGTTTGTGGCTTATCCTTATTGGGATTAAAGGATAGGAAAAGTTCTCTTAATTGCTCCATAACTTGATTAGATTTTAATTATACTTGGTTTGTAAAGGTACTATAAATATGTTATAACTCCACTATGTTTTTGGAAAAAGATATGACACCATACCCAAAAAGATATGATGCCGTACCCAAAAATGCTTGTTATGAATTAACAGCTGAATTGCTTTTCAACACGAAGTTTATAAATTCTTCCACGTGTGTTTTGTGTGCATAATCATGCTCTTTCATAGCTTGCTCTAACTCCTCTCTATTGGTATCGCCTTGAAAGTTATAGTACAGATTTTCCATCCAATAACCAACGTCATCAGCGTATCGGAATTCGTGGCTTGTCATCTCTTTGTGGTCTGTAATTCCTAAGTTATTGAACTCAACATATCCAGCAAAATCCATTCCTCCCTCTTCATATTCCATATTAGCAGTTAAGCCGTAATGAATGCAAATCTTCTCAACTAAGCTTACCGGAGGACTCCAAGCACTGTCTCCGGCAATTGTAAAGTCCTCTGAGCCTTCTTCGTGGTCTTCTAAATCAAATTCCCACCACTTTGTTCCGTAGGTGTAGTACGCATCCTCATGCCTCTTCTCAAACACTTCTGTAGTGTCTCCAATTTTACCAATATCCAAAACAAAATCTCCGAACTCTGTAAAGTAATTGGTTTTGTCATACTCCTTGAACTTGCTTCTTACTTTTTTAATCTGCGTAGCATCTCCATTAAACACTACGTAATTCCAACAATTGTTTGCCATTTTATTTAATTTAAGTTATGTGACTTGTGTCGTGAATAGGGAGGAATCGAACCTCCCAAGCACCATGCTATTCGATACTGCACTAAATCTGCACTAAATATGCACTAGTGCATTATTAATGCCCCTTTCTATCTCAGCTCCGTTAGAACCACATTGTCTTGGACTATGATTGTCCCCATGTCGTCCCACTCTTCTCCTCGCCACTCTACCTTACCACTAATCTCTACGTCCCATACCTTGAACACATACTTAATTAGATATTCTAACCACTCCACGAACTTGTAGAATTTCTCTCCCTCATCCCATTGGAGGTATAGTTTCTCATCAGAACTTTTATTGTATGTGGTGTATCCCCATTCATTTACTATTTCCCATTGTAACCATATAGATGGTTTACCATTTGGTTGATAGCCATCCTCATGTCTCTCGTCGTGAAACTTTTTGTATACTTTAAGCATATCGTCTGTAAGAGGTTTATTGAATTCAAATCTTCCTCTAAAATCTGTAGTGTATCCCATGTCTATTTTATTAAAATTGATATTATTAATGTTAGTACTAAACCAACAAAAGCTATCATTAAAGTAATTAAGCTGTTGCTGTACTTTCTATCTGAACGACCTTGTCGTGACCGATACTGTCTTACTTTTTTATCTTTCATAGCTTACTTGTTTTTGATTGCACTACGATTAATAAATCTTACAATTTCATTCAGCTCGTGAATTTCATCACTACCAATTCTGTCGCTCCAGTCCAGTATTCCTTTGACTGCATCTCTAACTTCTTTCAAGTCCTTGCGTAGTGACTTTACTGTTTTCTGAGAGTCTAAATAGTCTCCCATTAATTCTGTGACTCTGTTGAAGTCTCTGTCTTTTTGTGTTTCTTGATAACTCATTATAATTGATTTAAATTATGGCATTATTGCCTTGTACCACCAAAAACCCACTCCGTTTTGGAAGTGAGTTTGGTTTTATCAAAGGATCAGAATTATTGTTGTCTAATCGTTTCTGTTTTCTTGTGCATATTCATGCAACTGAGTTGATATCTCTGTCTCTAAAAAGTCATAGTAGAAAGTTGTAATCTCTTGACCATTTAACAGTACTTTAGTTATCTCTAACTCATCTTCTGGAGGCGATTCATAATCTCCATCATCCCAGTAGTATTCGTAGTGGATTTCTAACTCGTATGCGAATGCCTCTGTAATCTCGTAAACTCCTTTTGTTTTCATG